GGACGGCAAGAAAGCAAATCTTGTTGTAACCGACCCTCCGTACAATGTCGCCTATGAGGGAACAGCCGGAACTATTCAAAATGACAATATGGACGATAAAAAGTTCTATGAATTTTTGCTATCTTCTTACAAAGGAATGTATGAAAGCTTACCCGATGGCGGTTCTATAATTTCAGAATGGCATTTAAAGATGCAGGTTTCTTTTGCCATCAAACTTGTATTTGGGTTAAGAACTCCCCAGTTTTGGGGCGTTGCGATTATCAATATACCCACGAGCCCGTGCTTGTTGGATGGAAACCGACAGCCGGGCATAAATTTTATGCAGACAGAAAGCAACGCACTACATGGAACTTTGATAGGCCCACAAAATCAAAATATCACCCTACAATGAAACCGATAGCTTTGGTGGCTTATCCTATTACCAATTCAAGCCTTACAAATTCAATCGTTCTTGACCCATTCGGTGGAAGTGGTTCAACGCTAATAGCTTGTGAACAAACCGACAGAATCTGCTATACCATTGAGCTTGACGAAAAGTACGCTGATGTTATTGTTAAGAGATTTATTAAACAGGTAGGTAGCAATACAGAGGTTTTTCTTATTCGTAATAATCACACAATTCCATTTGTCAATGTCGACAAATGCGCAGAATAGCACTTGATATATTACAGTTTTAGAGCCAATATGTGATTACCAAAAAGAAAGGTGGTATCACAAATGCAAATTAACTACAACTTAAAAGGCAATGCCCGGAAAGAGCTGGTTAAAGCAATCAGTGAGATTACGGGTACACAAAGCGAATACAAGGGTGCACCTTCATTTGCTTACGAAATTGGAGAAGTTACTGTTGATAAAAACGGAACAGTAGAGGGTGCTGATAAAAGCTTAAAAAATCGTCTTGCAGAGATAGGCTTTATTTCAGAGCCAACTTATGAAATTGGTTTGACCATTGATGTTCCCAGAGCTGATTTTACAGTAACAGCAATTGATAATCTTCAAAAGCTGATAGAAAGCAAAGCTAATCTTATTAAAAAGGCAGTTGGCACAGAAAAGCTTAATTTTGTAATTTCAGAAGAAAAGATAAGTTTCCCTTGGTTTAACAGCGATTGTACTCCAAAAGAAGTCCAGGCGTACACTTATTTCATAACAGCACTTTGCGATATGGCAAAAACACTCCAGAGAGTTAATTCTACCGGAAGAGCAGTCGGAAATGAGAAGTACGCTTTTCGCTGTTTTCTTTTAAGGCTTGGTTTTATAGGGCCAGAGTACAAAGAGATGAGAAAAATTCTGCTGAAGAACCTTGTTGGTTCGTCGCTTTTAAGGAGGGCGCAAGTAATGAGATTTCCGAGTAAAGAAATTGTGGAGAGAATCCGCAAAGACTATCCAAAAGGCACACGAGTAAAGCTTTTAAAAATGGACGATATACAAGCTCCACCAATTGGCACAATGGGAACTGTATGTGGAGTTGATGATACTGGTTCTATATTAGTCTGCTGGGATAATGGCAGTGGCTTAAACGTGGTTTATGGTGAAGATTTATGCGAGAAAATAATCGAGTAATATGTACATTTCTAACCTCTATATATTGTGTAGTTTATAAGCATAATTAACTTGATATATACCACCAGTAGAGTTAATATATGACTACCAAAAGAAACACACTACCAAAGAAAAGGGGCAAGAAAAATGTTAGAATCGAGATTTGGCATTGAAATCGAGTTCACGGGAATCACAAGGGAAAAAGCTGCAGAGGTTGTTGCAAAGCACTTGAACGGAATGATAACCCGCACTTATGATGGTTATGATACCTACAAAGTGACAACTATCGACGGCAGAGTGTGGAAGCTGATGAGTGACGCTTCGATATCCTGCCAGAAAAAAGAAAATGGCAGAATGGTTTGTGCCGACAAAAGTTATAGCGTTGAACTTGTTAGCCCAATCCTTACCTACAAAGAGGACATTGAAGCTTTACAGGAGATTGTTCGAAAGCTACGCAAGGCTGGAGGATTTACAAACAGCAGTTGCGGAATTCACATTCACCTTGACGGGCAAAACCATACAGTAAGAAGCATCCGCAACTTTATAAATATAATTGCAAGCAAGAATGACCTTTTTTATAAAGCACTTGAGATAAACCCTGAAAGAATAAGGTTTTGCAAGAAGATGGACGAAACTTTGGTTGAGAAAATAAACCGCAAAAAGCCAAAAACGATGGAAGCCATTGAGAGTCTTTGGTACGAAGGCTACAGCGAAAGCACCAGCAGGCATTATCATTCAAGCCGATATCATTTTCTTAATCTCCACAGCTTTTTCACAGGCAATCATACGGTTGAGCTCAGAGGCTTTAACAGCACCCTCCACGCAGGAAAGGTAAGAAGCTTTATTGTTCTTGCCCTTGCCCTTAACCACCAAGCATTGACACAAAAGTGTGCAAGCTCTAAAAAGCCACAGAATGACAATGAAAAATTTGCAATGAGAACCTACCTTAACCGAATTGGCTTTATCGGTGAGGAATATGCAAACTGCAGAGAGCATTTAACCGCACACCTTGACGGGTCAGCAGCTTGGCGATTTCAGGTAGCGTAAAAAGGAGGAATTGAAAATGAATAACAAGCTTTATATTGCCTACGGTAGTAACCTAAACCTTGAACAAATGGCCCAGCGTTGCCCAACATCAAAACCTGTGGGGGTAACTACCCTAAAGGACTACCAGTTGCGGTTTCGTGGGCGACACGGTGGCGCTGTGGCAACGGTTGAACCACTGGAAAATGTGAACGTACCCTGCTTACTTTGGGAGATTACCCCTGATGATGAAATGGAACTTGATAGGTACGAGGGTTTCCCATTCCTTTATCGCAAGGAAACGGTCAAGGTCAAGCTTGATAAAAAAACCGTTGAGGCTATGATTTATATTATGAATGAGGGCAAGCCACTTAATTCACCAAGCTGTTATTATTACAGTGTAATTTTGGAGGGTTACAAGACGGCTGTGTTTAATGTTGGAATTTTAAAAAAGGCTGTGGAGGTTTCGGTGAAAAGCTGATAAGATTAATTGAAAAATAGAGCCTTGACTACCAATTAAGGCAGTCGAGGCTGATATTGAGGAGATTAAGCGTGGTAATTATGGGTTTAGGGGGGTACGGGGATAGAAAGATTATCTTCCAATTGCCCATAAAATTTTGTCTATTTTTCGTGGTGTCCAATAATTCGTTTTAAATTTATTGTTTAATTCATTTGATTTATTTCGCATAATTAAAATTAACAGCTCACCATCTTTTCCCGTTAGGCTTTCAGGGCTCATTTTTGATAATATGTCATGTTCTTTTAAATATCTTATTTTTACAAGTGATTTAACTACAAATTGGTCTACTGTTGCAAAATATTCTGGGAAAAGAATTGCTAACAATCCAGACCCTCCTGCAACTCCTAAGCCTTTTATCTTTGTAGCAATTTTTAATCCTTCAGAAATATTATTGAGATCAAAAGAAAATAATTGATTATGTATAATTTGTAAAGAACTTAAATCAGAACTATGTTTTTCTAAATTTTTTCGTGTTGTTGCAAGTCTGTTAGGAGCAGTATATTTCCAAACAAAATACTTATCATGTAAAAAATCATAGAATTTATTACTGCTCATTATTTCAACTGATAATGAATTTAAGCTATCAATCTCTTTTTCTAATATAAGGTTTTTTGGACTGACAAGATTCCAATATTTTTCTTCAAATAATAACCACTGTTTTTCATTAGGATTATTCCAAAAATCTGTTATCATTTCATCAAATTCGATAAATTTGTCAGGGCATTTCGAATTTTTGGAATTCTTATTTTGGTTATTTACAATATCTATAAGATTCATTTCATTTTTTCCTCCTAAGCAAAACTAAATATAATTTATATTAATTAATTATATTACATTAAAATATAAAAATCAACAAAATTTTACCAATTAAGAACCTTTATGGCTCTTTTCTTTTGCAAAGGGGGCGACAGCTATTCAGAAACTTAATAAGTACAAACCCACACAGTTTAAATCAAAAGACAGTATTTATAGCAAAAAACACGCTGATTACGCTGTTGCCTTCATAGAGTCCTTGAAACACACCAAGGGCACTTGGTCTGGCAAGCCTTTTGACCTTATAAATTGGCAGGAGCAGATTATCCGAGATGTTTTCGGAACGCTTAAACCCAATGGCTATCGGCAATTTAATACAGCCTATGTTGAAATTCCAAAGAAAATGGGCAAATCAGAGCTTACGGCGGCTGTTGCACTTCTACTCACTTGTGGCGATAATGAAGAACGGGCCGAGGTTTATGGTTGTGCAGCTGATAGAAATCAAGCGTCAATTGTTTTTAATGTTGCAGCAGATATGGTGCGAATGTGTCCGGCACTTTCAAAGCGTGTAAAAATTCTTGACTCACAAAAACGACTTATTTTTCAGCCGACAGGAAGTATCTATCAAGTGCTTTCTGCTGATGTTGGAAACAAGCACGGTTTCAATACCCACGGAGTTGTATTCGATGAACTTCATACACAGCCAAATAGAAAACTTTATGATGTTATGACAAAAGGTTCTGGTGATGCAAGAATGCAGCCACTGTATTTTCTTATTACCACCGCCGGAGATAATCAGAATAGCATCTGCTGGGAGGTTCATCAAAAGGCACTTGATATCATTGAAGGAAGAAAGCACGACCCGACATTTTATCCTGTAATTTTTGGAGCATCACAGGAGGACGACTGGACAGACCCAAAGGTCTGGAAAAAAGCTAACCCCTCGCTTGGAATTACTGTTGGAATAGATAAAGTTAAAGCTGCTTGCGAATCAGCAAAGCAAAATCCTGCTGAAGAAAACTCCTTCAGACAACTTCGCCTTAATCAATGGGTTAAACAAGCTATCCGTTGGATGCCAATGGAGAAATGGGATAAGTGTGCGTTTGCTGTCAATCCAGAAGAACTTGAAGGTAGGGTTTGCTATGGTGGACTTGACCTTTCAAGCAGTACAGATATTACGGCATTTGTGCTTGTTTTCCCTCCACTTGATGAAGATGATAAATATTTTTTGCTTCCTTATTTTTGGATACCTGAGGATAACATTGATTTGCGTGTGCGACGTGACCATGTGAATTATGATGTATGGGAAAGGCAAGGACAACTTTTCACCACCGAGGGCAATGTAGTGCATTACGGATATATTGAGCATTTCATTGAGCAACTTGGCTTAAAATACAACATTCGTGAGATTGCTTTTGACCGTTGGGGTGCAGTTCAAATGGTGCAGAACCTTGAGGGACTTGGCTTTACTGTTGTTCCGTTCGGACAGGGTTTTAAGGATATGTCACCACCGACAAAAGAGCTTATGAAACTTACTCTTGAAGAAAAACTTGCTCACGCTGGTCACCCTGTTCTTAGGTGGATGATGGAT